GACGAGTAGCCATGCCGTTCATCAAGTTCAAGGTCACGGCCGAAGTCGAGATCCTCATGCGGGAGCGCTACGAAGGCGAAAGCGAACGCGCGTATGCTGCGCTGGTGCAGAGCCACATCGAGAACGACGTGCGCGACACGCTGCGCATGAACAACCGGATCCGCGTGTCACCGAACGTCGTGCGCGTCAAGAGGGTAGGCTGATGGCGTTCATCACACCCATGTTCGCTGCCCCGTCTCCGAAGACCGGAGGCTACGCGTTCGTCAGCACGGGCGTGTGGTATGCCGAGGAGAAGTTCGACGGCATCCGCCTGATCATCGAAGTGCAGCGTGACGTGCCAGAGGATCTGCTGTCGCCGCACTGCATCCGGACGTGGAGCCGTGACGGACTGCCGCACGCGGTTCCGCGCCACCTACGCGAGTGCCTCGCGAAGCTGCCCACGGGCATCTACGACGGCGAACTGTTCGTGCCTGGCAAGCGCTCCTATGGCACGCTGCGCTTGTCCGAGCAGGCGAACCAGCGCATCACGGTCTTCGACGTGCTGGAGATCAACGGACAGACCACGCGCGATCTGGCCTACATCGATCGCCGTCATCTTCTGGAAGCGATCTTCACGCATCGCGAACTCGTGCCAGTCGAGACACACCTGTCGCTGGCTGTCGCTGTGCTCGTGCAGTCTGAGCAGGACGTGACCACGCTGCGCGATGCGCTGTGGGCGCAGGATCGCGAAGGGCTGATCCTCAAGAACGGGAAGTCGCTTTACCTGTCGAACAGCCGTCGTAAGAACACGTGGATCAAGGTCAAGGATCTGCGCAGTGACGTGCTTACGGTCACTGGCTTCGAGCCGTCACGCGGTGAGATCGTGGACCGTGGACCTTACGCAATGGTCACGCTGCGCGATGACGAAGGCAACATCACGCAAGTCAAGACGCGCAACGATCGTGAACTCGATCGGCTGGAGAAGGCGGCGATCGCAGGCAGCAAGCATCCGTGGATTGGTCGTCAGCTTCGCATCGAGTATCAGGAGCGCACACCGGATGGCAGCTACCGGCATCCACGGTGGGATCGATGGGAGGATGAGTAGATGGAGTGGGACAACTGGGACGAGTCGGAGGAACGCATCGCCGCACGGAAGGCGAAGGAGCCACGCGTCATCCACGTCCACTCTACCGTCGTAGCTCCCAATGGTGCGACGCACTACGCAGGCGAACTCCTCGAGGATCCGTCGTGGTATAAGTGCACACAAGTCGGCGTGGCTGGTGATCACTGGTGGCGATGGAGCAAGGAGCGTAACGAGTGGGTTCTAGCGAGCCATTTCAAGCCTAACTGGCTCAAGGAGATCGTGTAATGCTGCCCTATGGCACGCGCGTCATCAATCATCGCTACGGAGGCCGAGGAGTCGTGACTGGCTACGGCATGCTCCAGTGGCCGGGTAATGCGTTCGGCACTGGCGATCCTGAGCCACGTTCGGTCTATCTGGTGAAGATCACCGAGGGAAGCAGTAGCCACGGACCAGCGTGCGCAGTATGGCTGTGCGATCACGCGGAGGAAGAACCATGAGCCGTCACGATCCGATCTGCTCAGACCATCCGCACTACCGTGGACAGCGGGAGCCGCAGTATCGCTGCTCGACGTGCTGGATCGTGTGGCTGGTCGTCTCAGTGCGACGGCTGCAGAAGCAGATTCTCGAGTTGCCGTTGTCGCACATCGGACGACACGAGGAGGATCCGCTGCCATGATCCCGGTCTACGTCACGGTCGGTATCGGGCACTGGACCGCATACGCAGAAGTAGAACTCATCGCATGTCCGCATGTTGGTGACAGCATCGAAGTGCGTGGCATCGACGTCAACTGTGAGCATGTGCACATCACGGCCAAGAAGGTCTATGTCCGGGAGGTAATCAAATTCCAGTCTGAGGACGCGCTGAAGGAATACACCGACGCAGGATGGAAGAGGTAACAGTATGTGCAGGATCCTTGGGCCACGACGACGGCTCAGTGACGGCTGGCGCTCGTGCTTCGTGCGCTACCAGCGACGACTCACGATGATGTGGGCGAGATTGATGTAATGCTGCTCGTGCTGAAACGAGAGGACGGCTCACACGTGGCGCAACTGGAATCTCCAGTGGTGCCACGTGTGGGCGATGGCATTCAGATTCAGGCCACGCAGAACGGTGTGGAGACGACCTACGGCTACACCGTGCGTTCGGTGGACTACTACTTCAAGCAGCGGACGGACAAGCTCGATCTGGTGCTGCTCAAGGTTCAGTGATGCGCTCGAAGGACCACGTCAGCGAAGGCTGGTATCAGGAGTATTGCGGTGATCCACTCGATGACGACATGGCAGGCTACGAAGGTCTGCGTGAGTTACACGAGCAGCAGATCGATATCGCCGCCGCAGCTACCGAGGGTGGCCCACTCTCGCGTGAGTCTCCGTGGCGCTGCAAGGATGGTGCGGTCGTCTTCGTGAAGGACATGACTGACGGGCATCTGTTGAACACGATCCGCGTGTTGCAGGGTAAGTCACCGCACGGGACCACATACCGCACAACCGAGGAGCGCCGCAAGGAGTGGACGCAGGTGATGTGCAACGAAGCGTATCGACGTGGGCTGTCGGTGGAGGGATACGTGTGAAGGTCTTGACGTATCGGTGTCGATATTGTGGAATGGGATGGTTCAGTCCCCGATATCGCACTGATCACGAGATAGAAGTTCATGGAAAGGTGAAGAGGAGTGAATGTATGGAAGTGAAGTTGTTCGAGCTCCGGGATGCTGGCACGTTCATCCCGATGATCGCGATCAAGCTGCAACACGGGAGCTATGAGCGCATGCCGTTCCTCGAGTCTGAGCGCTTCCTGCTGCGTCGTGCAGGCTACAGCGCTCAGCAGATCGATCCTGTCACGAACAAGAGCCTCCAGCCGTATGTGCTGTTCGGACGGCTCGATGGTGGTGGGAAGCTGCATTACGATCCGTTCGCGTGGGACAACCGTCGCACGTTTGGCACGGCTCACATGCACCTGATCGAACACTGGGATGAGCTTCCGAGTGGTGCGGTCATCGACGTGGAATTCATCGCTGGTCATACGGCTGCTCCGAAGATCAGTGAACGCTTGACGGTTCCCAGTTACGAAGACTGACCGTCACGAAGCTTGCGTCATACCGACGTAAGGTAAGACAGGGAGTCACGATGCGTAAGAGAGACTTGCTCGGAGTCGTAGCAGCGTTGATACTCACGTTCGCGTTCGTCGTCGGCACGCCACAGCCTGCTCAGGCCAGTCCGCCGGACATCAACGGCGAATTGATCTGCCAGACACTCTACACGCAGGGTGGTTTGGCAGCGATGGACCTGATGCAGTATTACGATTACAACTGGTTCCAGCAGGCGGTTCAGTTCATCATGCAGAGCCTGCCATCGGGATGGAGTAGCTGGTCCAACGAGGAATTCATGGAATATCTGAATCAGCAGGCGTATAACCTGCTGGATCCGATGTGCGCGTTCCAATTTTAACATGACCAAGCGCAGTGCAAGCACGAATCAGCGTTCCATCTTCGAGATCATCGAACTCGAAGAGGCACGAGCCAATCCTGAGACGTGCTTGCACCGCGTCGAGAACAAGACAGACACCGATTGGGGACCACCCTACGGTGTGCGAATGACCTGGACGTGTGAAGCATGTAAGCGAGTGCGTGGGAGAGTCGGATGAAGATACTCAGCGTGCGCAATGCACACGAAGCGCTCCCGAGAGCGATTGGCCTACTCAAGCAGGAAGGCATCGAGCGAGACAGCCGCAATGGATCCGTCATCACCGTGCCATATCCGGTCGTGACGCAATACAGCCACTCGTGGGAGCGTGTGGTGTTCTGGGAACGACGTGATACCAACATCGCCTTCCTCGTGGCGGAGGCACTGTGGATGCTGCGTGGGCGCAACGACCTTGCACTCATCGCGCGCTACATCCCGAGCTTCAAGAACTACAGCGACGACGGCAAGACGCTGCATGGTGCCTATGGTAATCGCTGGCGTCATGCGTGGGGATTCGATCAGCTTGACGTCATCGTCGAGCGTCTCACCCTCGATCCCACGGATCGCCGCTGTGTGCTCGCGATGTGGGACGCGGAGGATCTGATCACGACATCGAAGGATCTGCCGTGCAACGACACCGTGACGTTCCAGCGTAACCACGATGGAGCGCTCGACATGACGGTGTTCTGTCGCAGCAACGACATCCTGTGGGGAGCCTACTTCGCGAACGCGTTCCACTTCGGCGTGCTGCATGAATACATGGCTGCGCGCATTGGCTGTCCGATTGGGATCTATCGGCAGATCTCCGTCAACTGGCACGCATACACGAAGACCATCGAGCCATACCTCGATTACGTGTGGCCTGTCATGTGGCCGTATCGAACGGAGCAAGTCGAAGTCGCTGCGTTCGCGTCACACGACCTGGACCACGACATCGCCTTCGTGCTGAACGCGGTAGACCAGAACTTCGAGAAGGTCCAACCGGAAGGCGTGCGCAATCTTCAGCCAGCACTGCGCAACATGTTCGCGGTTCTGCTGGCACACCATCACCGTGCCGACTACGCCGCAGCGACAGAGGCACTCAACGAAGCAGAGGACCCACGCAACGATTACATCGTGGCGATGCGTCGCTGGCTCGATCGACGCTGATGGAGATCCGGCACAAGCGAGACTTCTACGCGCTGTGGCGCGCTGGTCTCATCGGCAACTACATCCGGACGTGGGAGACGATCGATGAAGCTCTCGCGTCCGGCGTCCCGGAGATTGGCTTCCGCGAAGTGTCGCGTGGCGGAGGCTGGTGGGAGCGTGTGCCACGGGCGCAAGCGAAGGAGACTGCTGAGAAGTGGACGCTGGCAGGCAAGCGCTTCCTACTCGATGAGGGAGTGCCAAACCACAAGACCACGATGCAGGGTGAGCTTACACGGACACACGAGGGTCTCTGCGGATTCATCGCGGTCGCTCTGCGTCAAGCTGGAGGCCGATACGGTCTGCCACCAATGCGGATCTCCATGGCTGGTGGCATGCACGAACAGATGTCCTACGCGCGCACGCGCGCACTCATGGGCGTCTACATGGACGCGTCATCACGCGACAACATCGACGATCTGTTGGAACTCTATCCGGACGCTGCCATCGAGTTCACGTGCTTCAGCGTGAACGTCGGTGTCATGCGTCGTAACACGTTGATCTGGGAGGTTCGAAACTACTGATGGAACTCACCGAAGCCAACAGCATCAAGCGTCGGCTCCTTCAGGAAGTGCAGCGTGCAAGCGATGCTATCGTGTCGCTCTACGGTGTGCGCCCTGAGTTCGTCATCATCTACACGGATGTTCGCAGCCACAACTCAGAACGTCGTGAGTGCATTCCCACTGGTATCGAGCTCCGCTTGGAGCTCTGAGGAGAGCTATGGACTACGCCGCAGCTATCGCCGAACTCTCGAAGCTGATCGTCGCGATCATCAACGCGCCAACCGAGATGGTTAAGACCATGACGCCAGAACAGCAGAAGGAGTTCTGGGGCATGTATCTTCAGGATCGCAAGGTCGTGCAGGCATTCTTCCGTCCGCTGTCGAATCTGATCCTGCTGCTCGATGCTGAGAGCCAGAAGGCACTGGCAACACTGGCAGCGCAGAAGGCAGCAACGCCGAAGACTCCGGCATGATGTCGCTGATCATCGCATACGCCTGTGGACTACTGACGTATCCGGTGATACGGCTCTACCTCCACATCGTCAGCGTGCGTGGTGAGATTTCAGTCAGCGAAGGCTGGCTGAAGTCTCACGGGCGCACGAAGGATAACTGAATGGCGAAGTTCCTTGCATGGATCGTGGTCATCATTGGAGGCACTGGCTTCGTGGTGATCAGTGTTGTAGGCTTCGGTCTCTGGACAGCGTGGTGGCTGCTACCAGGATGGGAGTGGTTCTTGGTGCCACTCGGAGTGCCGAAGATTGGACTGCTCCATCTATGGGGATTGCGCATCTTCCTCAAGTGGGAGTCACCAGAACTGAAGGCGAAAGATCCCGAAGGCACGAAGCATAACTGGCAGGCGTGGTTCGCATCCCACACGCTTGGGCCAGTGCTTGCGTGGTTGTTCATGTGGCTGCTCCATCGGTGGATGTAAATGTGCAGAAGGTTCTCATAGTCGTAACCTTGGTGGCTCTCACGTGGTATGCGTGGGAGCCAATCGTCTTCGTCGGCACCTACGTCTTCAACGTCGTCGCCGATTGGATCGTGACCCTATGACACAGACAGAGAAGATACTCGCACTGGTGAAGCGCAGACCTGGCATCAGTGCCTATCAGGTTTCGACACGGTTGGATCTCGTGCCTGCCAACGTGTCGTCTATCATGGTCAAGCTCGTGACTCGTGGCGTCCTTCGTCGTGAAGCGAACAAGGGACCGCGTGGAGGCTTCGCGTATTACTATGTTCGCCCAACTGCTAAAGCTGACAAGACCGCTGATCCTGTTCGATCTTGAGACGACGGGCGTCGAGACCGAGACCGCTCGGATCTGGTCGCTCGGGATGCGCATCCACAAGCCGGGAGTCGAACCAGCCAGCTACAAGACGCTGGTGAATCCCGGTGTGCCGCTCCCGGAGTTCGCGAGGGAGACGACGCAGATATCGGACGCGATCATCAAGACGGGCTGTGCGCATTGTTGGGCACTGCCGATCGAGCACCCGAACGCTGCGTGCGATCAGTTCAAGCCAGTGCCCTACTTCAAGGATCTGGCGTCGAACCTACACCGTGGCTTCCGTGACGCTGACTTCGGTGGCTTCCACGTCCGCTACGATCTCAAGGTGAGCGCTGCGGAGTTCGGACGCTGTGGGCTGGAGTTCGATTACAGCGGATGCTCCATCATCGACGGTCTACGTGCATGGCAAGTTCTCGAGCCACGCACACTCTCGGATGCCGTCGAATACTTCCTGAAGCGGAAGATGGAAGGCGCGCATGATGCGATGATGGACATCCAAGAGACGGAGAACGTGCTGATCGCGCAACTGACGGCACACCCACGCTCGGACATGCTGCCACGAACCGTGCGGGAGCTCCACGATCTGCTCTGGCCACGGGATCCGAACGACGTGGACAGCGAAGGGAAGTTCCGCTTCATCGACGGTCACGCGTGCTTCAACTTCGGCGCGAACAAGGGCAAGCGCTTGAGCAGCAACGATCCGAAGGTTCGTGGCTACCTCTCGTGGATGGTAGACCGCGGTGGCTTCTCTGTGGAAGTCAAACGCATCGCGACGGCTGCGCTCAACAACTCGTATCCCGTGCCGCCAGTGCTGGCACCGAAGACGGAGGAGCCGTGATCGAGTCAGTAACGCGCATAGGCTTCATCACGATCATGGGTGTCGTGCTGACAGTCATTGCGTTCTACGGCATGATCGCTTACATCATCGTGCCCGCGTGTGATTGGTGGGACGAACGGAAGCGCAGACGTGATGCAATACGCCAGCAGAAGGAGCGCACGCTGTTCGAAGGTCCAGTCGATCCTACAGTGCGAGCGCAGTATCTGCTCATGCGTCTGCTGCGAGACTTCAAGAGTCGGGACGAAGCCATCCAGCATCTCTATTACATTGATCCGGACAACGAGTCCACGCGACTGCTGAGCATCGCTGCGGCTGTCCATCTGCTCTACAAGGAGGGACGATGAAGCTGCACCGCACTCCAACGTTCTGGCGTCTGTGTATCGGACGCCACTACTTCACGTGGGTGTATCGCTGATGGATCGAGACTTTCTCCAAGAGGCACGGAAGCTTCTGATCGACGCACTCTCCGCTCCATCAGTAGGGTGCAATCACTGGAAGGGTATTCAGATCCCAGATGGCTGGGTGGCACGAAGCGCACGCTGGCTTCAGGACGAAGCTGAGAGCCGGGAGCCGAAACGTTGCATGGTCTGCGGTGCAACGAAGGACATGCACACTGAGATGGTATTCATCGACGAACAAGTGCACGCTCACGGTATCACGCGAGAGATCAACGGAAAGCGAATCTTCCACTACTACGAGGAAGCATGATCATCGATCTCTCGCGCGTGCGCGAAGCGAGCTACGCGCATCAACTCGTGGGCGTGAAGCACATCACGTCCAAGCCTGCGTTCCTGTTGGCCGACGAGATGGGAGCAGGCAAGACCAAGCAGGCGATCGACTCCGCGATGGTGCTGTTTCAGAACGGCATCATCGACCGCGTGATCGTCGTGGCTCCGGCTGCTGTCCGTGACGTGTGGTTCGACGTGGAGCTCGGAGAACTCGCCAAGCATCTCTGGAACGACGTGCCGTGTTGGGTGACGAAGTGGCACAGCGTCTCGACACAGTGGAAGTGGTTTTGTCGCAACACAGCAGACGAGAAACCACTGCGCTGGATCATCACGAACTACGAATACATCCGTAGCGGCAAGATGGTCAAGGTAGGCAAGCAGATGATCCCGGAGCACTTGCTCGCACTGCTGAAGATTGCTGGTCCACGCACGCTCCTGATCCTCGACGAGTCCAGCGCGATCAAGTCCTATGACGCAGCGCAGACGAAGGCGTGTCTCAAGCTGCGGAGACGCTGCGGTCGTGTGCTACTCCTGAATGGCACACCCATTGCCGACAGTCCGCTGGACATCTACAGCCAAGCGAACGTGATGTCTCCGAGCATCCTGGACTGTCGTGGTATCACTGCGTTCCGCTCTCGCTACGCCATCATGGGTGGCTTCATCGCGAAGACTCCATGGGGCGATCATCCGACGCAGGTTCTCAAGTGGGTGAACCTTCCAGACCTACAGCAGCGGATGGCACCCTACGTGATCCGTCGGCTCAAGACAGACTGCTTGGACCTTCCCGCGAAGCTGCCACCTGTCGCACTGACGGTGCCACTCGAAGATCGGACGTGGCAAGTCTATCAGCAGATGAAGGCAGACATGGTGGCGTGGCTCGGGAGCTCGGTATCGAGTGCCTCCATTGCGATCGTGAAGATCATGCGACTGGCGCAGATCACGTCTGGCTTCGTCGGTGGGATCGAGTCGCTGGAGGATCTGGACGAGGAGCCGGATGATTCGCCGTGGACCGAGGGACCGCGCCAAGCGCTGAAGCAGGGTGACTGGAAGCGGATCAGTCACGAGAAGCAAGACGCGTATCTCACGTGGCTCAACGCACGGCTCGACGAAGATCCGAACGCGAAGATCCTCACGTGGTCTCGCTTCCGTCCGGAAGTCGCCACGCTCCTGACAGCGCTTCCGTCTACGGTCGAACGTGGCGTGATCTGGGGAGCGCACGCGGGCAAGCGCAAGGCCGAGGAGCGCACGCATGCGCTGCGTCTGCTCGATCCACGCACGGCTCCCAAGGGACCTGTCGTTGTGGTGGGCACACCAGCGACAGGTTCGATGGGATTGAATCTCACGGCTGCTGCGATCGTGATGTATATGTCGAACGACTGGTCACTCAAGACGCGTCTCCAGTCTGAGGACCGCACGCACAGGCCCGGACAGATCCGGAACGTGTCCTACTTCGATCTGGTCGCCACGGGACCACGCGGACAGAAGACGATCGACCATCGCGTGATCGGAGCGCTCAGAGCCAAGCAGAACTTGGCGGAATGGACTGCCTCTGCATGGATCCGGGCACTGGCGGAGGAACAGCCGTGACTCGCAGGCAAACACCAGGAACAGGATACGAGTTTCCGCTCGCCTGCTGCCTCACTGGCGGAAGATCTCGGAGTCCCCTAGGCCCAAGCCTAGGCCGGTTTCGGACGCGCCAGAGAGGCGCCAGTATGGCCGAGGTTGGCCGTTCTCCCGGAAGTCCTACTGGCGCTAAGGGATGCAGGAATCTGCGTAGATCGGACGATTCCGCTTGACATGCTGGATAGGCTGGAAGGAAGATACTTCCACTATGACGAATCGATTCTGCGTTGACTGTGGCAAGGAACTGACGGTGGCCGAAGCTGCGAAGATCGATGCGCTTCGCGCTGAACTCGGGCTGAGCGCTGAGTCGCTGCCTGACCAGTGTGCGGAGTGCCTCGAAGCGTCGGAGCCTTCCTAGTGGCGAAGGCTACCATCATCCGGATGCACACCATCGAGGTGTGCTTCCGGGATGTCGTCGTTGGACAGCGCTTCCACGCGAACGGCATCACGTGGACCAAGACGCGTGTCCCAGGTTCGTGGCTCGAGACGGCTCAAGCCTACGGCTGCGGACAGCACCAGAACTTTCACCCAGACTTGCGCGTCAAGCTCCTGGTGGAGTAGAATACCGTCTGACTGTTTGACTGTGAGGGACCATGACACCAACGATCGCTCTGCTCCATCCTGACGACCTGCTGCTGTTCGAGGAAGTGCGTGCGGCCATGCGTCGCGTGGCGACGCAGTATGACCTTCCACTGCGGAGTGTCGAACCGCTCCCAATGCCGACGCGTTCACAGGCGGATCGCTTGGGCGACTGCTCCGGGACTGGTGATATCCGCATCGTCATGCGTGCGACCGTGGACGGTGCATGGGTGGAGGAGCCACGGACACCAGCGAAGATCTGGGAGACCGCAGCGCACGAACTGGCACACCTGCGCTACATGAATCATGGCACCGAGTGGAACGCTCTGGCGCTGGAGCTCCACGAAGCGCTGGTCAATCAGCAGGAGTCACACCGAGAGAAGATCGTGCGCAAGCTGGTGAAGATGCAAGCGCAGAAGGATGGAGAGGCAGCACTTGGCAATGCGGAAGCAGCCGAAGCGTTCGCAGCAGCCATCAACCGGATGCTCATCGAGTATGAGCTCCATCCCTCGGATCTCGACTTCGCGCGTGCCTCAGACAACGATCCCGTCGTGGAGATTCGCGTAGACCTGAGCAAGTATCAGATCGAGCGCAAGAAGCGTCGCATTGCATGGCAGGAGACGCTCGCTCGCAAGGTCGCCGAAGCGCATCTCTGCACTCACCTGATTTCGCAAGGTCGCAACGACATCTGGTTCGTCGGCACGCGGTCACACGCGATGGTGGCAGAATACACGTATGGCATCCTCGTTGCAGCCGTGGACAAGATGGCGCATCAGGAATACTGCCGTTACTGGTTCGCTCAGAAGCGTGAAGTAGGTCACACGCGTGACACCAAGGGATACAAGGAGTCGTGGATCGGATCGTTCATCATTCGCATTGGCGAGCGCTTCGACGAAGCACGCAGAGCAGCCGTCGCTCAGTTCGATGCGGAGCATCCGGCTCCCGCTGGAGCGCAGAGCGTGGCACTCGTGCGTCTCAACGGAGCGCTGGTCAAGGTTCGGAACTACATCGACGACAAGTTCAGTTCGAAGCGTGGTGGCGTCAGCGGTCTCGGCATCGGGCGTGGGAGCCATGCCGGAGGACGTGAAGCAGGACGAGCAGCAGCCGACCGGATGGCGATTGGCCGGAAGGCTGTCACTGGTGGCAGCACTGGCAAGCGTGGACTACTGCGGTAGTCCACGCGTGCCGATAGGTTAGGTCATGGAAGAGATCATCAAGGGCGTTCAGGGAATGCTCGACATCATCGGCGCAGTCCACATGGTTGTGGGCTGCGTCCTTGGTGTCGTGCTGGTGTATCTGCTCGTGCGTCGTCGGCAAGTCGAGCAGGACGAAGCCAAGTGGGACCGCTGGAAGGACGGAGGGAGAGCAGCATGAAGGATCAACTTGTGCGCTGTCCGTGCGGCTGCGTGGTGCAGCGACATCCGTCTGAGCCTGTGGCACCCAAGCTCTGTGGCGACTGCCTGCTAGAGCATCCTGAGCGTCTCCTTGAAGGTCCACGCACGGCGTATACCCTCTCAGAACGCGCACGGCTCCAGCAGGCGATCGAGCGCCACTAGGCTAGGGTGAGGTAGAGGCTGGCGCACGATCGTGCGCCAGTGAGGCCGCTAGGCCGCTACAAACAGCTTCCGCTCTGCCTCACGCCGACGCGTGAGACCGTTCAAGATCTTCCCGCCACTCTTGTTCCACCGTGGGAACTCCTCGTAGGCACCGCTGATGTCGCCTACGTGGAGCTTCCGCAGCAGTGTGGAGCGCTCCAAGCTCGGTCCACCCACGTTGAACGCGAAGCTGACCAGTGCGGCGAACTGATTGTCCGTCACACCGATCTTCAGCATGTGCTCCACGTCTCGACAGGCATCGAGGAGATCAGCGCGAAGCAGATCCTCCGCTTGGAACGTCGTGATGCCACCCGGATACAGGCTGCGAGCCAGCATCCGGTTCTCCTTGCCACGCAGAAACTTTCCCTTGTAGCGTATGGCGTGTCCCCATCCGATCGTCCAGATCCCTACGGGATCCATGTAGGGATCTAAGTTGACGGTCGTAGGATCGCCGTCCTCCAGACCCTCGAACGACTTGACGAGTTCGACGCCGCGCTTGTTGATCGGTCGGATCATCTCAATACCACTTGAACCACGCGTTCGCTGCCTTCAGCGCTGCGATGTTCGCGCCACCCTTGCCACTCTTCACGCTGCCATCAGCGTTGAGCAAGTCTGCCACGCAGCCATCGATATACGTGTTGTCCGGGAACTGATCGGTCGAGCGTCCCGGTTGGATATGACGCCCGAACGTGTTGCCCTTCATCACGTATCCCGGCTTGACGAACGCGTTGAACGCTGGGAAGCCAGTGCCGAGACCAGGACCTGTGATGTAATACTCACCGCAGTCCTGGATGTTGTCCACGTATTCCAGTCCTTCGACCATATCCACCGTGTCGTTGGCCTGCCCAGAGAAGTTCAGAATCGAGTTGCCATGCAGCCGGTTCCACGTATTGCGGCGAACAGCCAGTTGATCCCATCCCTTGTTGATCAACATCCCGGAGTCCACGTTCCAGAACAGATTGTCCTCGATCTGCAGGTTACGTGACTTACCAACCGTGCCGGGATTGCCACCATCGTTCTGTGACAGCGTGCGGAAGGCGAAGCCTTGAACGTTGAGCAGGATGTTCCGACGGAAGTAGCCGTCGCTGAGCAGCGCCTCGCGTGCAGTGAGCAGCACGCCATCACCGTCCTGCGCATCAGGCCAGCAGTTCTCGAGGATGCAGTCTTCGACCGTCCAGCCAAGCATCGCCTTGAGCTCGAAGAGATTCTTCGACGCGTAGTGCTTGCCACTCACCCACGTGATGTTCTCCAGCGTGCCATAGTCGTAGTTGTAGCTGCTGCCTGGCAAGTTAGGTGCGTTCGGATCAGTGACGAACCACACTGGCTTCCACGACGGATGCTTGCGGAGATGGCACCGCGTCATCATGAGACCGCGTGGGACGAACGCATCCGGTGTCGTGCCACCTTGCCCACCGAAGATCACGTTCTCGCCCGTGGCTTCGAGATAGGAGTTGTGAATGGTCCACGGACCAGGAGACCACCACGCACCAATCGCTTGGCTGTCTCGCTTCTCCTGCCAGAATCCCTCGATGACACCGTTGAGGAACTTGACGTTCCTTCCGTTGGCAGCGATGCCACGGTGTCCACCCTTCGCGGGATCCGCTCTGAGGTAGCAGCGATCGAACGTGATGTTCCGTGGCAGATCATCGGGCGTGGTCTCTTGCGACGTGCCCACGTTCCATCGACCTTCGTTCAGGTGATCGGGCGTGTCGCTCCGGAAGCCAGTGATCTTCCAATCGTGCGAGCGTGGTGCGAAGTGCACCATCTGCATGCGTGGCATCGGGAATGCACGCAGCTTGTTCCAGCCGAACGGAGTGTCGAGGGACGACGTGATCTCGCTCTGTCCCCATCCTGGCTTGTCTGGTGGACGGATGTTGCCGTAGTCGAACGGCTCGCACACGAACTTCGTGTTGACAGGCTCCGCGTCGAGCGCTGCTTGCAGGTCCCCGCCCGCGTTGATGTAGACGACCTTCTGCACCGGGATGTTCTCGTCTCCACCCTCGGGATACTCGGATTGGAATGCCGCCTTCGCTGCTGCTGCCGCAGCAACTGACGCGTTCAGTTGCTGGAGCACATACTCGTAGTCCTTCATGCCGCTACCCTCCTATGGAACGACCACACCCGTGCATGTGGCAACTAGATAGGTTTGAAACTTCTGCTTGTTGATCTGCGTGATCTGCACGCTGAACTTCCACGACGTGAGTTGTGCCACGCGCGCGGCGAACCGTTGCACGTCTGCGAGCTTATCGTAGTTGTAGGTATTCCATCCCTGCACGACACCACCAACAGCCACGGGAGCGCTCGTGCCCGTGGGCGTGACATAGGGACATGGCAGAACGACCGGAGGAGGAATGATCGTCCGCACTTCCGTCTCCATCAGATTAGGACAGGCAGTGCCACCGTTCGCTGGCTGCGTGAGAACCGTGCGCGTGCGCGTGCGCGTCTCCTGCGTTGGGCTCACGGTCGTCCACTCGGACCACGCTGACCACTCCGACACGATACAGTTGATCGGCGGATTGGACTGAAGGACAGATACGATGAATGGAGGTGTGCTTGCCGCTCCGCTTTCGTTGTAGGCTTCGACCGTGATGGAGATATCACCGGGAGCAGCAATGGTCGTCGTCATGAAGATGTCCGGCTGGTTCGCTTCCGGAATCTCTAACACGACTTGATTGTTGATCTTCCAGCGATAACCTTGTGGCAATCCAGCCGTGCGGTCTGGTGTCGCTGCCATCGTGAATGACTGGCCTACTTGCACCTGCTGTCCTACGAGGGTGACGGTAGCCAGCAGCAGCGCAGATACGAACGCAATGAATCTCATGCTGTCCTCTTGACACGATCCTTCGGTCGTAATCCCCATTGGGACATCTTGTAGTTCAACACCCGTGGCGAGATGCCTAACTTGCTGGCTGCTTCCTTCTGTCGCCAGTTCGTGGACTCGAGCGCTTCTACCAGTAGGTCGCGCTCTTGTATCTCGAGTGCGCTCATCTCCGGAGTATCAGGCACGTCGTATACGTGACGCGGGCGCTCTCGCGAGAGTTCCTCGATGACGTTCAGTGCTGCGTCCAACAGCGCCAGTAATTCAGCTTCACGCGTGCTAGGAATGTAACGTTTCATTCCAAGTGATCTTCGTTGCTCGGTAGATCTCGAACTCCACGGTGTCTCGCCATCGTGCTTCTACCCACTGGACTGCCAGCGCGTGCGACGGGAATGAATACACGCCGTGATACTTGCCATCGATCCAGATATGAAAGTCGATCTCTGGAAGCGGAAATCGTTCTACCGTCGCACGTTGGGCCATGGGTTAGAAATAGATGGGCATCCTTTCGAATGCCCACCAAGTGTTGCTAGACCTGATCGCCGCCGCCGGTTTCGCCGCCGCCTTCGCCACCCTCCACCGGAGGAATCTCCGGGTTCGGATCGGGAACCGGGTTCGACGGATCCGACGCGAGAGGCACCAGCGCATCGGCCACTGCCTGCAGTGCCGTCACGCGTGACGCGGAGCTCGCATCGAGTTGATCGAGAAGCTGCGCCGCAGGACCACCGGCTGCCACTTCAGCGCGAAGCTGATTGATCAGCGCGATCTGGTTCTGCTCGTTGGTCACGACGGACTGAAGGACCGTGGCGAGCTGATTGGTGAGTGCATCGATCTGCGAGAGCGATGCCTGGAGAGCGTCTCCCTTTGCCATTAGCTTGTCTCCTGTGATCATCAAGCTGCTGACGTTCTCTAGAAGCGTCTGCTGTGTCTTGATGATCTGCTGCAAGTCCGCGTCAGACACCACCGTGATGTTGATCGGACCTGTTACATGAATGTGAATTGGGAACTGCATACCACTCCTCTCAGTGGAACTTACTTGGTGTCATCCTCCTTTCGCCGCTTCATGGTCTGCGGAGGGTGATCGCGCTGTGCGAGTATTGCCTCCGCATCTTCAACACGGATCGGAATGACCGCTGGCACAATCGGACGCTCAGCGATCTGCTTCACGATGGACCGTGTTGCTAAGAGCTCAGTGTTCACCGCCAGGATCTTGACGTTCACGTCGTTCGCTTCCTTGAACGCCTTCTCGCTGATCTGCGTGTTCTTATTGAGATCGCTTTGGAGACGCGTGTGGTTCCGACGCATCTCACTTTGGAACTGAACGATCTCTTTCTTCTCCTCTGCGTCTTCCTTCCGCCATCGACGGTCACGCTTATCTCGGTATAGCTGGTATACCAGCGTGACAATCGTCGTGACGAGTAGGACTATCTGGGTCACAGCTACATCCGACAAGGGTCACACCTCTGCAGGAAGCAAGTCCTCCACATCCCGCACAGTTGGGGTTATTACGAAGCTGTCGAAGTCATCCTCGATCTCGCGCACTTGGCAGCGCCGCGTCTCGTCGAGTGCCCATCGTGTATCACGGTGGCGCAGCTTGATCACGGTGCCAAGTTCCAACGCGAAGCCGTCCGACATCCACAGATCGAACGTGAGCTCCAATCGGCCTTCAGGCACCGACCACAGATCACGGAACTCCTCGGCCACTTCTAGTGCAGTCGTATCGTTACGTATGAGATTGAACTCCAGCATGTCGGAGTTACGAATCCCTGTCTCTAAGTCGCCATCATGACTTAGGGCCGCTATCGAGATATCGTTCTGAACTGAGCGCACGCCAGACTTGTAAGCACCGTCGAATGGTTCGCGCCAATCACGCTCACCCGGATTCGGTGTTACACCCTGCAAGGCACTCAGGTAGTTCTTCGTGTTCTGATACCACACCTTATTCGCGACTGCGTCCGCGCGCGCATTGGTATGCACGCCACCCTCGAGAATCAGCGTCTCGTCGAATACGGGCGCATCCGAGTGTGGATTCGTTCGGTTCAGCTTCACGCAGATCGTCTGACCGTGGCGGTTCGGGCCACTGTCCATGTTGTAATTCCGGATGAACTCGAACACGGAATCACGCCATGAGATCTGGGAGTCGAAGCCGAGCATACCCTCGATGTCCCATCCGAGTTCTTCGAGGAGCTCCGCTACCTCATAGAACGTGTCGGTATCGAACAGAGAGTAGCCACCGAAGTCGGCCATCGGCAACCAATCCTCTGACGCTTCCTGCGCGATCCGGTTGTTATACCAGTGCAGGAAGGCCAGTGCAGGATTGTTGATCATGAAGAGCGAGCCGTCGCCCTTCTCTTCCGTCGCACAGAAGTTGCCCGTAATCGGGATCCGGTTCTCGCGTGCCAGCTTCGAGACGATGTGCGTGGGATCGAGCAGGACCAACGTCAGTCGCTGCGGATCCGTGCCGATGACACTGTATGGTGTGGTCGTGCCTCCGGGCCAGTTAGGCTTGAACGGACTCCAGATAAACTGACCGTATGCGCTCTCCGGAATACGCGCGCGTGTCGTGGGTGACTCGCCACCAGTCTGGTAGTCGGCACCGTAGATGTTCTGCACC